CCTCTTTCAGGTTCATCCCACCACTCTCCTGACTTAGCATGTCTCAGTTGGTCATCACCTAAGTTAGATAGAGAGATAAGGGCAGAACGTCTGACACCACCAACAACTACCACTTGACCTATTTTACACATAATGTCATGGCACTCAATAGGATATAGTCTTCTACCTTTAGCACCCTTGAACTTGCTAATACAAAACTTAAATAAGTCTATCAATGGCTCAGGTCCTGATGCTCTACCACCAAAGGTTTTAAGTCTAGCACCTGCTGGTCTAACCTCTGACATATCCCATGTAGGAATTTGTCCTGCATATAACATAGCTATTAGCTCACGTAATCCTTTTGACCAACCCGGTCTGCTATCACCCACTTTAATAATAGTAGAAGACTGTTCCATATGCTCATTAACGATAGGCAACTTATCTACAACTTCTCTTTCAACAGAAAAACCTACACCTGTACCACACATAAGTATATACATGCACTCGTCAAAAGAACGAGGACTATCTACAGGTATGTAACTACAATTATAACCACCCACATGACATCTGTCTAGGGCAGGACCTGCTGTCATCAATGCTCTCATACTAGGCATAACACCTAAATTAAGTATCTGTGTAGACATCTTTTCCTTTAGTGCTTTAGTTATATTATATCCATGATTATTTTTTAGATGACCTTCCATATAGTCAAAGTATCTATCTATAGTCTCTCCCCAATTCTCTCTACGTTGTTCGTCTTCTTTCCATCTTGCATAGCGAGAAAGTGCTATGAAGTTTTGGTAGTCTGTCGGTAAATAGTTGCTTATCATTTTATTGTCTCCTCGGTTATACTTTTTATGTTTTTAATTTTTACACCATCTAGTTCGTGCATTACGTCTTGAATATATGACTCTATTTCGTCACCTGTTCTTCCATCAGAAGGTATAGGATACTCTTCAGGGTCTACGACAACAGTCATCATTATCTTAACTCTTATCATCACAGACCTCAATAAGTTTATTTAGATACCATTGTGCTTTCTGTAAGTCTTCTACACCATTCTTGTACTTGTATCTCCATAAGTACTTAGCAATGTTACCCTGTAAGTAAGCATCAAAACCACTACCTAACATAGCTTGTAGTGCATCTATACACTCAATACCTGATTCATTGTAGTGTTTAGGACTGTTTACCATATCGTCTCTTGCCATTGCTTTCTCCTTTTCTGATCGCATGTTCATATATTCAATGTGTCGCATGTCTTTTATATACTCGTTGTGTATCATTGTCAATGCCTTGTACCTTTATTAAAGTTTAATTTTATTATGTTGCCCTCAACTTCAGTAGTTATGTTTTTATTGCTTGAGTTGTTAGCGTAGTACTCTTCTTCCTCATCTAAGAAGTCTTCTAACTCATCTACTAAGGCAGGTCTCTTCTCCATTAGGGCTACTGTACTAGCTACAAGCTGACACAGGTGCAACATATGTGCTCTGCTATCTTCTTGCATAGGATTGTCATGTGAGGTAAGTATATTAACCTCTAGCTCTCCTGCCCATGTAGTTTCATCTGTCATTTTAGGCTGTATCTCTATGAAAAAAGATGTAGGTGGTCTATTTTTTAGTGGCATTTTTATCTCCTTATTTTTGTACCTTTGAACTTAATAAATTCAAGGTGTTTGTTACTGCCTTTTTCTTTAAGCCAATCTTCAGGGATGATCCTATCATAGTATCTAAAGCCATGCTTTATACACCATTGAGCATACGTAGATTTAGCACCCTTACTTAATTTGTTTCTACTGTTAGTGAAAACAAAACGAATGTCAAGAGTAGGGTGTTGTTTCTTTATGCACAGATGTTTCTTTCTATCTGCTGTTATAAACCTACCCTTAGTCTCAACAATTATACCATTATTTAATATAAAGTCAGGGGTATAGGTGCGATAAGTTAAGTCTTCCCATTCTATCTTGATGCTTTCATAATTATATTCATGTTTAAGCGAATCAAGATACTCGGATAACTTATGCTCTAAACCACTCCTATACCCATACTTTATAGCTTCTCTTCTTATTTTATGTGGTGGCATTTATGCATACTCTGCTGTTAGTTCTGTATAGTACACTGTCGGTGGTATCTTAGCTTTTGACATCACAGATGGTAACTCTTTTAAGTTTTCCCAACATGCATGTTTGTAGTCACAGAAGCCACAAGTAATACCTAACCTTCTATTTCCTGTAGGTTTACTTCTCCACGTTTCTGCTGAATCTTCAAAGCACCTTTCAAATTTGTTTGTTTTTACTGTATTAATAGTTTTTTGAATGGTTATCATAGTGTCTTCTACATCACTTTCCTTAGCAGATATATACTTAAACTTACCATTAGCTTTGTTAACTACCCACCAACCACCTACTTTCTTTTTAGCAGCTTTTGCATAACCTATTAATTGAGCTACATACCCAAAGGGATCACCCATTTGAACAGTGTAAAAGTCAATGAACTTATTATCATATGACCAACCTGAAGCTGACTTCACATCATCAACTGCACCATCTATAACTAAGTCATAAGTTCCTGCTATTTTTGTATCACCAACTTCTAGTGTTACATGCTCAGGCTCTTCATACTTAACTCCTGCACCTCTTAACAAGCCTTTAAATACAGCTTCTACAATGTCTCCTAACATCATATTCATCATAAAGTTATTAGGCTTTGGGGCAGCTACTTCAGGCTTGTTCTTATCAAACCACAGTTGGCAGGTGGGTCTGCCCAAGTTGGACATACGTAGTCTAAATGCACCACGTTTGACTCCCCCACCAAACTGCTTTCTAAGTGCTTCCATTACATCGTTGCCTACCTGTCCGATAACTTCCTCGGACATAGTAGACTTACCATTAACAGCATCAGACATATACTGATGCACTAGCAGTTCAGCAGGGTGATTCATTATGCTACTCCCTGATCTAATTCAACATCTATAAACTGCTCAACAGTTTCAATCTCGTCATCAGACGATACCTTTTGATTGGCATATGCCTTCTCATCAAACTGCTTATATATGTAGTCATTAAAGTTCTTAACCCAATCCATGAAGTCAGAGAACAGGGTCTGCTCTTCAGCACCTATGTCAAAAGATTTAGTCATATTCACAGGTACAGCTACAGGTGTGTAGAAGAAACTACCATTAGGCAAAGGATTCTCTTTAGTTTGACTAAACTCAATCTTATGCTGTAGAGGTAGTCGTTCCTTCTTAGAGAATACTGCAAATTGCTCACCAACTATTTTATAAGCATCCTTGTTATCAATTTCCCATATGAAAGGTACTTCTTCTATCTTAGTCTCATTACCATTAGCATCTACAGGATCAATCATCTCAACCACACCAAACACTACTCTAACTCGTTTGATCTGTCTAATTAAGTCCTGCATCTCAGGTGGCAATGCCTTAAAGTCTTGTATATAACCTGCTGGTTTACCACAATTAAACTTACCTGTGTCATCCTTCAAGTCTATATTAAGACTATCTGCCATAATAGTCCTATGGTATTCACCCTTCTTTTCGTTTGGCTTTGGGTTCATGTTAGCAAGATACCTTCTATACATAAATCTCTGCATGTAAGGTCGTATTACTATTTCCTTTGCGTAGTAAAATGTAGAGTCACCATCACCAACTACCTCAAGTCGATAAGCTCCTCCATCTACTGCTTCTACGTTTCTCATCTTACCATTAACTTCTTCCTGACCCATTATAGCTGAGTGCCATATGCGTAATCTATTAAGATTATTACTCTTTTTAGATTTGCTACCACCCTCTCCTGCAATACCCATTGCTTTAGCCATACTTGCGTAGTTATCCGTGTTTAGTGTTACTATATCTGTCATTTAACTTCCTTTCTATTTAATTAAGTTCTGTAGTTATATCATGCCACGTCTTTAGTGTCAAGCCAATTATCCCCTATTTTTGCTTCTAGTAATAAAGGAACATTGAAGTCTATCTTAAATTGACTCTCAATGATGTTTCGTAAGTCTGTATTAATTTGTTTGATGACATACAACACTTGCTGTATCTCTTCAGGATGTATGTCAATTACTACTGAGTCATGTACTGAATTAACAATGCAAGACTTTTGTGCAGATAATAGGTTGTCCATATGTACTAGTACAAGTGGAACAATATCAGCAGTAGCAAAACTCTGTACAGGATAATTCTTTATCTGTGTAAAATGACTTACTGATCCGTTTCTTCTTCTCTCTACATCAGGAAAGGCAAACTGTCTACCTGATGGTGTAGTTATCATACGTTTCTCTAAAGCTTCTGTAGCCAATCTGGAGTGCCAAGCTTTGATTCCTTGATACTTTTCTGTGAAGTGTTCGTAGTATTCTGCTTCTGCCTTACTTCTTCCATACCCTGTTGCACCATACAACGGTGCAAACGTATGTGCTTTAGCTTCTTGCCTAGTCGTAGGTTGACCAGCATCACTAATAACCTTAGACGTATAAGCATGTACGTCAAACCCTGTAGCAACTTCATTGATAGCGACCTCATCCTGTGATAAATATGCAGCAGCTCGGAACTCTAACTGAGCAAAGTCAGCTTCAAGTATCTTGCCACCCTTCCAACGTGAAACAAAAACCTTCTTGACAGGAAACGTGCCACCTCTAGGCATGTTCTGCATATTAGGTTCTGCTCCACTAAACCTTCCTGTTGAAGTTCTGTGTTGTAGTAGTCTTACGTGTAACTTATTGTCAGGCTTTACATATGTACTAATCCCCTCAACAAAAGAAGATAGGTAGGTATCCAATGCTGACACTCTCTGTAAGTCAGACAAAAACTGTACTGCTTGCATCTGACCACTTCTTCTAGCAGAACTTTGTAGTAAAGACAACATGTTCTTATTAACACTAAAGCCATTAGCTGTAACCCATTTGGCAGTAGGTGGATTGAATTTAAATCCTCCTATCTTATTAGTAGGCTTGAAGTAGTAACCCCCACCACTACAGGTAGAACACTTAGGCTGATTAATATAGGGAGTACCATCTTTCTTTATCTTCTTTAGATGACCTGTACCATAACAATCAGAGCATGTCTCTGCTCTAGTTTTGTACACTATATCTGAGTAACTGTTTAAGCCATGCTTAAAGTCAGGCTTACTCATATAGGGAGTGAAGTTATTCAACCATGTAGACTTATCTCTAGGCTTGCGACTATATATAACCCATGACATCTGCTCAGGACTATTCAAGTTAATAGTTGTGTCACCCATAAGCTCTACTAGTTGTGACTGTAGTCGTTTCTCTGTTTCTTGTTTCTCCTTCTCAAAT